ATTTGGCTGCTACGAAGTGGGCCAAGTTCAACGGCGGCATTCGCTGGCGCGGTGTTTGGGCTACAGGTACTTCGTACTTTAAAGACGACGTCGTAAAAGACTCCGTCGGCTCTGCATACATTGCCACCCAAGATCACACAGCAGGCGGTAGCTTCTCTGCCGACTCGACCGCTGGTAAGTGGACTGTGTTTGTTCTTGGCGGCGCTGACGTGCTTCCAGCGATCGTTTCGACTGATCCCGGTAAGTCTCTGACCGTTACAGGTGACGGCTCAGCTATCGACTGGATCGGTGCTACTGAATCTAGCTCTGTGTTCTACGTCGCTCCTCACGGTACCGATGGCGCTGCTTACGGCAAGAACATGGCTGCGCCCTTCGCTTCGGTTCGCTACGCGTGCGACAACGCTCCCGCAGGCTCTACCATCTTTGTGAAGACTGGTACCTACAGCGAGCAGCTGCCTATTACGATTCCGGCCAACACAGCCATCGTTGGTGACAACCAGCGTACTGTTGTGATTCAGCCAAAGTCTGGCAACAGCGATGACGGAGTTACACCGAACAATCAAGCAACAATGTTCTTGATGAGCAACGGCTCGATTTTGAACAAGATGACATTCAAAGGCATGACAGGCTGGGTTCCCGGAACGACTGCTGCTGACGTGACAACTTCTACGATTAAAGGCGTCGTGGTTCGCTTGAACCCTGCTTCGCCCGTAACAACCAAGTCACCCTACGTGCTGGAGTGCGCGTTTATCGGTTCTGGTGCTATTGGCGCTTTGATCGACGGTACGGCGCATTCGACTGGTGCGAAGACTATGATCTTCCACGGCTACACCGTGATCACTGACAACGGCGTTGGCTACTGGGTTAAAGACGGCGGCAAGGCCGAGATCGTGTCTTGCTTCACGTACTACGCATACTTCGGCTATACAGCCTCTGGCGGCGGTTTCATTCGTGCGTTGAACGGCAACAACAGCTACGGTACTTGGGGTGCTACAGCTCGCGGATATGACGCAGGCGAAACCCCAGCTACTGGCGCTCTGTACGGCCAACAACTGAACTTTGTCTACCAAGGTGGCAACATCAACGTTGGTGACACCGTCACTGGTCCCAGCGGCTCCGCTACAGTTACTAACGTCCAGACTACGGCCAATAAAATTTATGTTACCGGTGCCACCGGCACATTTACACTTGGCGACGCGCTGACATTTACAAGCGGCGGTACGGGCACGACTAGCGCTGGAGCTTTGGAAAACCAGAAGGGCTTCATCCTTGTGATGAACAACCTGACAGCAGCTCCTATCCCCGGCCAAAGCATCTCCATTGCTGGCGACACGTACGCGTACGTGATTCAGAGCACACAAGGCACATGGACAAACAGCTCTAGCGTTGTCGCTGTTGTGCTGGCCCAAGAGAAGCCTACAGGCTCTGCAAACGGCACAGTTACAACTCTGCGCTCGATGTACTCGCAAGTTCGTTTGACAGGCCACGACTTCTTGTCGATCGGTACTGGCGGTGTTACTACGACGAACTACCCCGGCGCTCCAACTCAACCGGCTGCCCAAGGCAACGAAGTTGACGAAGCCTACCCCGGTCGCGTTTACTACGTGTCTACTGACCAGAACGGTAACTTCCGCGTCGGTGAGTATTTCCGCATCGACCAAGCTACTGGCCGCGCCACATTGAACGCTTCTGCGTTTGACTTGGCTGGTTTGACATCCTTGCGTTTGGGCTCCATCGGCGCTCAGCTCGGCGAGACGATCAACGAGTTCTCTTCTGACGGTACTTTGTCTGGCAACAGCAACGTGGCCGTGCCAACTGAGCAAGCTACCAAGACTTACGTTGATACTGCGTTCGCAAACTACTCTGTCACGGCGCTTCCTTTCGTCAACACTATCAGCACGAACAAGTCTGCTGTTGCTAACGCCATGGTATTTAGCATGGACACGCTTACAATTTCGGGCAGTTCTGTGTACACTATCCCCACTGGGGCATACCACTTCGTCTTGAGTCCTAACGGATTCGCCCTCTTCCAATAAGGAGCTTCTTCATGTCTAAAATTGTTGTTGACCAAATTCAAAAGTCTGGCGGAGCTGCCTTCTCGTTGCCCACTGCTGACGGTACTGCGGGCCAGTTGATTAAAACTGACGGTGCGGGTAACCTGTCGTTCGTCACCCCAACGGTAGATACCGTCATCCAAGCGGACAATACTTTGACTTATGCGTCAGTGTTTACAGCTTCTGCTCGCGGTAACATCTATAGCACTGGCGAGTGGACTTCTTCAGGCCCAAATAGCACGTACCAAAACGCTACTGCTGCTGGCTCGAATATGACCTATACACACCAGTCAGTGAACATGTTCTTGGGTGATGGCTACCCCGGTGGTACTACGCAGGCTAAGTACGCAGCAGACTTCCGTGGTTTGGAAAACCGCACGGTGATCTACTCAAACAATGACCGTCTTGGTTTCAATAACCGCGAGATGTTCTACTACGAGAACAACACTAGCTATAACGGCACAAGCTGGCACGTTATGGCTGTCCGCAACACGACAGGTTCTGCGATCACTCGCACTTTGAATTTCTACTACAGCTCGTACGACACGTACAACGGCGCGGCTTTGGGTGTATTTACTCCTAACGCTGCTACATATTCTGGCACAACTGGTGGTACATGGACACAGCCGTTTACAGCTACCGGCGATACTATTACAACTAGCTCTGCCAGTATTACTGTTCCAGCCAATACTACTGTATTGGTTATGTTGATCACCGCGCACAAGTACATGACCACGTACTACTACAAAGACACAAACAGCTTCTACGGCCTGTCTTCTTTCTTTGGTTCAGGATTGGTTTGCGATTTACGCATGACCAATGCGCTGGCTACCTTGCGCACTCCGTCTGCTAGCTACACAACATCGTACCCAGAGCAAATTTATACTGGTTGCGCTACTGTATTTGGTGATCGCTAAGATATGATTTACGTCAAGTTCGGCGAAGACAACAAATCCGTAGAAATGCGGATTGAGGTCTCTGATGAGGAGAAAGGCGACTTTGTCGCCGTCTCTGATGATTCGCTGTTCGGCAAACGGCTAGTAAAGCTTAAGAACAAGGTTCGCGAGTTTACGCAAAAGGAATATGACGAAGAAGCCGCAGCTGCGGACAAACGGTACAAGGCTATCGTTATTGATAATATGGCCCGTTCTTTGTTGAAAGAAACTGCGTATCTTGTTGAGCCTGATTTCTATGAAAGCCTCAGCGATGAGAATAAAGCTACGGTAAAGACATACCGCGACGCGCTACGGAATATCAGCGCTCAGGCAAAATACCCTGAGTTTGTTGAGTTCCCCGACAAACCCAACATCTGAGGAGGTTACCATGCCTACTTTATCATCTGACCAACTATTTGTAAGCCGCATAGGCGCTGCTGGCGGAACTCTTCTATCGGCGGGTGCTACAGCAGAACTGCTGAAGCCTGGCAACGACGTATCTGGCGAGGCTGTTTTTACAACTCCCGGCACGTTTACTTTTGTTGTGCCCGCAGGCGTTCGCCAGATTTCTGCCTTAGCGGTAGGCGGCGGCGGTGGCGGCGGTTACACGTGGTCCCAAGGTCCCGGTTCAGGCGCTGCGCTTGCTTGGGCTGATGGCATAACAGTAACTCCGGGGCAAACGATTAGTGTTACTGTAGCCCCCGCCACAATAGCCGGTAATAACGGATCAGCTTCTGTTGTTGGCAGTTTCTTTTCGGCTCAAGGCGGGAAATTTGCCCAGAATGGCGATAACACCGGTGGGGCGCCTGTGTCCGGTACTATTCAGTGCTCTGGCGGTCGTGGTGGTAGCACATACGGTACTTCTTGGCAGGGCGGCGGCGGCGGTGCTGGGGGCTATACAGGTAATGGCGGCAATGGGTACTACGGCCCTAGTGGCACCTCCCCCTTTAACGGCTCCGGCGGCGCTGGCGCTGGCGGCACTGGGTATGACTCTTCTACCTATGGTTTTGGCGGCGGCGGTGGTGTAGGTATCAATGGTCAGGGTACCAGTGGTACGTGGGGAACTTTAAGCAATCAGTCTTCCTCACCCGCTAACAACGGCAACAGCTTTTACTCTGATTTACGTTACGCAGGCCCCGGCGGCTCTGGCGGTGAAAATGGAGCTCCCAACAGCAACAGCTCCACAACATCTAACTTAGGCCGTACCCAGTACAGCGGCGAAGGCGGTAACTACGGCGGTGGCGGTGGCGGTTCTGGAAGTAGCTACAGCAATTACACTTACGCAGGGCGCGGCGGGCAAGGTGCGGTTCGTATCGTCTGGTCAACCAAACGTACCTACAGCATTGCTGCGGCTTAAAAGGAAAAAACATGCGAGAAATTGACAACTATTACGTGGCACTCGACGACCAAGGTGCCGCTACAAGCCTAGTTCTGGCCGAAGGCAACTACAATGCTTTAATTGCTGATTTGCCTGAGCAGTACAAACAAACAATGTTTGTAAAGATCGCCCACGCCAAGCCTGAGTTGGCGGCTAATCAGAATGCTCGTTGGGCCGGTTGGTCTCAGAAAGAAGACGGTACCGTCTCCTACGACTGGGAAGTGGAAACGTACACTCAAGAGCAATGCCTTGATATGTGGATTCGTAACCAGCGTTCATTTCGCTTGGCTTCTTGCGATTGGACGCAAACTGCTGATGCACCGCTTTCTACTGAGCAAAAAGCTGCGTGGGCTACATACCGCCAAGCTCTGCGCGACATGACGGTGACGTACGCTGATGTTACAGACCCAGCTACCATCGTGTGGCCTTTGTACCCCGGCGAACCAGCCTTTGAAGAGCCTTCAGCTGAATGAGCCTGAGAGACGCCATCAAGGCTAAGCACGACGCAGCGGAGGCTCACCCCTTCACTGCGTTGTTGTTTTCTGGCAACATGTCCAAGCGAGACTACGCGGTCTACTTGTTCAACATGATCCGTGTCTACGACGCCCTTGAGTCCCGCGCACGCATGCAAGGTTTGCTTGATGACCTAGAAGGTATTGAGCGTGTCGACGCTATGTTGAACGACTTTGCTGAGCTCGGCGTCATTGATCAGATCATGGTTGTGCCGTCAGTGCATGAGTACACTGACTACCTAGGCATGGCTCCTGACGTCTTGGCCCACGTCTACGTTCGCCACATGGGCGATATGTACGGCGGGCAGATGATCAAATCCAAGGTGCCCGGCAGCGGCGAGATGTACCAGTTTGAGAATCGTTCGGAGCTGGTAGCCAAGCTGCGAGCAAAACTAACAGACGATCTGGCTGATGAAGCCAATGTGGCCTTCGACTTCGTGCTGAAAATCTTCGGCGATCTGGCCCATGAGTTTGCTAATACCCCAGCTTGAGGCGGCAGCCGAGCGCATCAAAGGCGCAATGGGCTCCTACGAGTCCTACGACGAAGGCCACAACTACCCATGGGTAAACCACCTGTGGCGTAGCAACACCTTCCGCCGCGCCCACCTAGACATCATCGACGCACGGGACACAAGCCGCCTGTACATGATGCACCTGACGGTGTTTCCCCGCACGAACGATCCAGCGCCAGTCTTTGGCTTCGATCTCATTGCTGGCTCCAACAAAGTCACTGGTGCGTTCCACGACCTGAGCCCGATCGCGGGTAACACTGGCCTTGACGAATGGTTCAAAGACCGTGCAGCTCAGCAGCAGTGGAGCAAAGAGCGCAAGCTACCCGAGTGGGCACAGCAGATTTTCAGCTCCAGCATGGTGGCTGCTGGCAATATCCAAGACCCAGACGAACTGGCCCGCCTGATCGACTTTGTGCTAAGCAACCTGATGTACTACCTCGATGCGCTTGGCAAGGCGGACTTCAACGACTACACTGCCCAGCAGAATCACTACTGCCACTGGCAGAAGCAGAACCCACACACGCCGCGAGTTATGTCGGCACTTGGCTTTGAGCCGGAGGTAGTCCATGGCTTCATTCAAAAATGTTTGTTCCCAGAAATTTGATGAGTGGTTGGTTGGAATGCAACACTTTTGGGCTTCCATGGCGTTGGCCTATTGAGTACAATGAGGCATCTACAACGGGGCCATCATGGACAATCAGCAGCTCTTCAATCTCGTCGTCAGC